AGACACAAGTACTTGGCGCTCCAAAGAAGATGACTAAACCGGAACGTAAAAAATGGGCGGTTAAGAAGGTTCAAGAGATTTGGGAACAACGAAAGGATGAGACAAGTTTGAAAGAAAGCGATAAGTATAAGAAGAAGGATGACTTATCCGACTGTGTGTTAATGTGTATTTCTTTTTCTGTTTTGAGTTTTGTCTTGAAAGATAAGTCTTATTCCTTGTCATAGTCACAGTAGTCTTGTATGACCGGTATGGATGCGTTATATATTCCAAGTTCATGAGCACGCTCAAGAAGTTCTTGGAATATGTTGTGAAATTTAAGAGTATGTCCAATCTCGTCGCATATGGCGTGTGCTACTTCGTGAAGACAAACATATATGAGCATGTTTTTGTCATAGTATTCTTCTTTCTTGTCTTTCAAGCATATATACACCTTCTCTTTATTGATTGTATATGATTTGTTTCCTTTGTAGAACTGAAGTGTTTCAATGATTGGATGAACAGGTGCTAAAGTTTCTTGAAGCTCAATGAGCATTGGATCTGATTGATCAAAAGTGTCTTTTATTTGGGTTGCAATGAGGTAGATTACAATCCCAATCAGTAGGAGTCCAACTATAACGGACAGATTAATGTTCATTTATACAAGGTAAATATTAGGTAAATATTTCTAATATGAGTTGTCTGTAATCATAAGTTTCATGTACGGGTTTATGTAGACTCCTCCAAGTTTTCTGTTGATATTCACATGTTCACATTCAAGATCTCCGTACAGATCTCTTGTAACAGAATAGTTATGTTTTACAAGTTCATTTGTTCTGTAAATACATAGACCGCCAAAGGCCGAATCAACTTTTTTTAGGTCAGATATATAACCGGTATGTTGGCTTGGATATGTCTTTAATGTTTTGAGATGTATATCTTTGTTTCCTTTCTTCAAGTGATTCATTCCGTTCTCAACATGAGCAAACGTATCGTGATACATGAATACGTTTCCTGCTAACATTGGTATTAGACTGTATGCACATACTGCATTAATGTAGTACGAGTCCATATAGTACATGCTATTCCAGAGGTGATCAACGTGTAGTTTACATTCAAGATCCATATCCCACATAACCGTAAAGTCAAACGTTTCAAACGGAAGGTTCTCTCGAATATAGTTTAGACATTGATTCCTTAAGAAACACATTCTAGCTAGTCTTTCTTCGTCAACATCATGTGTTTGAGTCTTCTTCATGCTATAATTTGAACCTATAATATGAACCCTTTTGTTATGTTGAGAACGTAGTTCCAATAATTTACGAGTGGAATCCACACTATCATTCTCGAATATTACTACAGAGTAATCATCACAGTATTTTCCAAGCTGCTCAATGTTATCGAGTAGAGTGTTTACTCTGTCTTGTTTATCTCTTAGAAGACCGCAAAAGATTACCTTTTTGTCTTTTAACACTCTCTTACCAAGAGAGTTAATGTCTGAATATACGAATTGCGGAGAGAAGACTCGTTTCTGTTGAAAACGGAGTTGATTGATACAAAGTGTTCCTCGTATCTTGATTACAACAAAGATAAGAAGTAGGAGGAGGACATGAGAATACATTTTGTTGGTTGTATCATTATTCTAAAGTTATTTTAATGATTCAAAACTCATCGAAAAGATGAAGCTGAACAAGTCTGATAAAAATGTGTATAGAAGTTGGATTGTTTTTGTCATTTTATTCCTAGCAGCCTTAAGAAAGCCTAAACTATTCATTCCTCTTATTCTTCATTACAAGAGAATGTGTGTGTTTATCCCCCTTATTCTATACTGTCTAATGATGATTTTTGTTTTGAAAAAGACGGGTTACTTCCAGACTTTATGTAGCATTATATTTGAGAGGGTTTTGACTTTGCAAAGTAACTTTGAGGATCTTCCAAAGGAACCTTGTATTCTCGTTTCAAATTACCCTCAATGGAATTTCATTGAACACATGATCAATGGTGTTATTCCACGTAAATTATGTGTTGTTTCAAATTCGGACAAGAAGTTTGTTGTGAAGAGTATATCTCACACGAAGAAGAGTTACATTTTTGTTGATGAAAAGAGGCGTTCTAATTACTCTAGGATGAAATATTTGATTAACAAGAGGTTGGAAGAGGGGTATACAATATTTGTGTATGTTGAGGATCCTGGAAAGAGACGTAACTGTTACGACGTGAATACACTTCGTCGTGGTATATTTTCCATTGCTCAAGAGATTGGTCGACCGGTTGTTCCGATTACAGTGGATCACTTCTATCATTCTCTTGGATACATTCCAAAACAAAATTTCTATATTAACGTATCACGTCCTATTATCGTTGATGATGTTGAGGAGACGGTTGAGAAGGTCAAGAAGATCTATCAGACTAATTTGTGGAGTTTCCATTCGAAGAAGAATCTGAACCTGTAGTCTCGAAACTAACCGCTACGAACTGCGAAGCAGCCCCTTCGGGGAAAGCACCTCCGGGGTATATTTCAATATTAAACTCGAAACAAGTTTAATATTTTTAGTTTTGTACAACAAACAATTGTAACAAAAGAACCTGTGAACAGGTTTACAACACGGGGAACCCGAGGGCTCCACCGCTGATTCTGACAATATTATTATTGATAGCGGTAACGACGAACTGATACTTCTGAACAGTGGTATCCTCAGGGAGGGTAACCGTCTGACCCCAAGGCCAGCCAGAAGGAGGATAAGAGGATCCAGCTGTTGAAGCGTAGATAGCGGTGGATGAAGCCTTGGGTTGAATGGTGACGTTGGTGAGCTTACCGTAGTTGGTAGAACCCATGGGGTCGAGGCAGTAGAAGTCCAAGGAGTATGAGTACATGTGATATCCGGTATCGGTCGGTATGACGGGGGCATTATACCAGGGGTTAACCAACGAGTAGTAGTCGGAAGTCATATCACCCAAACGCTGCGTGTTCTCATAGATGAGAGAAGTCTTCTCAATGGGATCGTCGAAGACCAAGATGTTGGTTCCATTCGTACCAGTGACGGGAACAACTCCGCTCTCGTACAAAGTACCGTTAACAGCGTAAGGAGACAATGAAGTATAGTTACTCCAGTTGCAAGTGTAAGTGTTATTCAAGGTAGCGAAGAACAATACCTTGATAGCGTGTGAGAAACGAATATCGAAGCTTCCAGTGGTCATGTTACAAGGGCACCAGTTCTGGAGAGGAGCGGTCTGAACCTGCTCAATCAAGATATCGCGAGGAGCACAGGCCATACGCTTACGCTCATCGTTGGAAACGATAGCATAGTTAGCCCACACCTGACATCCGTTAGCAATGGTAGGAGCACCAACAGTACCTCCGCTGCCGATCTGAAGAGTATTGGCGTTAGTGATGCAACCAACCTCACCGTTGTAGTTAACAAGCTGCAACAACTCATCCCATTTACGGAACTGGAACTGAATACGCATATCATTGTAAGGAATAGCGGCAGTGGGCAAAGCAACACCAGAGTCGCGAGTGTAGAAGAAAGGAAGAGGCAAGTTAAGAACCAAAGCGGGAAGAGTGATAGCACCCTGACCGTTGAAGCCTTCAAGTTGATTACCAACCATATTGTTGTAACCGTTACGCTTACCAGCGGGGACTGTGAAAGCGCTCCAGAAGTCCAAATGGTAGTTATCGAAACGAGCAGCGACCAAGTCGTTGAAAGTGATACAACATTCCTTGATCAAAGCGTGCATCAAGTTGTTGGTCCAACGAATACGAGTGTTGGGAGTGTAGTTTCCAGTAACAAGAAGAGTTACCTGAGGAATCTCGACACGCAACCAAGTCTGAAGCAAGTAGTCACCAGCACGAGAGATGCTGACAGACCACTGGTTACCGAAATCGGAGCTTCCACTCGACTTTGACAAACAGACGGGAACCTGTGTGAACCAAGTACTCTTACGAGTCTCGCGAACGAAGTATGCGGTAGCATCGGGTCCACCATACATATACTTCTCCTGCTCGTCATAAGTGGCAAGATCAATGAATCCAGAAGTCAAGTTTGATGTGCAAATCGACATTTTATTTAAGGTAAGAAAAAAATTTTAAATAATTTTATCACTCAGATATCTTATTACTCACCTAAAGAGAATTGTAAGTTCCAGTTAAATGAATTACGACATACTTGACATTGATCGACAACTTCGCCTGAAACTCTCAGACACCAATAAAATACCTGGATATCACTCTGAAATATCTAGACTTGAAGAAATTGTAAAAAACGGATACTCGTCCGAAAAAGTAAAAGAAGACCTAATCTATCGTATTGAATATTTGAAACTTGAAATTAATAAAATACAATCTCAAACTGACCTTAACTTTTATATTATGGAATCATCCATGTTAATTGAGAAATACAGAGAACTTCTATCTAAACCTGTAAAAGTTTCCTTCTTTGGTAAGAAGGTTGATAACACGCTAGACATTAAAGAACGAGTTGACTTGATTCAAGCCTATATATCCATTGTTAAAAAGTATGATAAAAATTTCAATACAAGTATACTGGGTAAACCTTCAGTTGATGTCACATGTCCAGTTTGTAAATTTTCAACCGAGTTTGACGTGTTTGACAACCAGATAAGTATTTGCATAAACTGTGGAAATCAAACTGATGTATCCTCTGATATTTCGTCTTTCAAGGATGCAAATAGGATTAACATTTCTTCTAAATACACCTATGAACGTCGAGTACACTTTAGAGATTGTATTAATCAATTCCAAAGCAAACAGAACAGTAATATTCCAGATAGCGTATTCAATTCAGTCGAGAATCAACTCCAATCACATGGCCTTCTAAACAACTTGGAATCTGGAATACTAGCAAGATTCTCAAGAATAACAAGAGAACATATTTATCTGTTCCTGAAAGAGACTGGAAATTCCAAATACTATGAAGATACATTCTTAATCCATTACAAACTAACTGGAAAACCGAGGAACGATATCAGTCATCTCGAACAGAAACTTGTTGAAGATTTTGACGTGTTAACAGCCTTATACGACAAGAAATTCAAGTACGACAAGAAGATTGAACGAAAGAGCTTCATCAATACACAGTACGTTCTATTCCAGCTTCTGAGAAGACATAAATATCCATGTAGGAAAGAAGACTTTAACATTCTTAAGACACTTGACAGAAAAAGCTTCCATGACGACATATGTAAAGAACTCTTTGAAGAACTTGGCTGGAATTTCACCCCAAGTTTCTAAAAGAAACTATTTAAACATACCTTTTTTTTGTAACAATGAGCAGACTATTACAAAACAAAAATGCTGTGCATATTGCAGTTGAAGTCGCTGTACTTATGGGAGTGTCATTCTATTTTTCTCAACGAATTAAGATGACTCTATCCTATGTGGAAGATCTATCACAAAGACTAGAAGATCAAGAAGAAAGACTTTCCGATCAAGACAAGAAGATTGAGCAGCTTACAAAGTCTCTGTCACAAGTCTTACAAACCATTCAACCTCAAACTCAAACTCAAACTCAACCTCAAACTCAACCTCAACCTCAAACTCAAACACAACCTCAAACTCAAACACAACCAACTAAAAAAACAACTCAACCAACTAAAAAAACAACTCAACCAACTCAAAAAATAACTCAAATCCAGACAAAACTCAAGAATAATACAGCAGAAGCTGTTGTTGAGTTTACACCCCTATCACCGATACAAGAAGAAACTACAAATGAAGATGAAATCTTCGCAGAGTTATCAGAACTTGAAGATGAAGTTAATTTAATGAATTAAAAATGAAGTAAGGTGAACAGTAAAAATGAAAGGACACTATGAAATATGGCTTTCTACATATGAAGAAGTTCTAATGTACCTGTACGACAGTGCAAAAACTAACTTTAAAAGAATCCCTTTAATAAAACTCGACTACGATCGTTTCTGTAAATACATTTACAGTCATTCAAGCGGATACATAAGTCAATATGTCAGCTAAAGAAATAAAAGAAATATTATATTATAGAGTCGAAGAAATCGACCCGGATTCAACCAATGAGTCGGAAAAAGAAGATAACATGGAATATAAACGAAATGTGTATGACGATATTATATATAGGAGGATTGTAGCCTATATTGATTTTCTTAGGGAGTTTACACACCATAATTACTATGACATTGCAGAACGCGTAAACTTTACGAACTTATACGACTTTCTTCATAAATTATAAGGCATTCAAACCACTTATAATTTCTAAATGTATTTTTCATGAATAGTATTGTATACCGCGTCTATACCTCCTTCTCTATCCGAGAAGACCAAGACACTTTAAAATAGATGATTGAACACGAACTAGATCCATACGTCTATCTTTAGGTTCGCTAACTTCTCTAATAATATCTTCAATATTGGCGCGCACAGGTCTCTTCTCTTCTGAGAATCTACGCCGATCCGACACCTCGAGTTTCTCCAGTTGTTTTTGCATTCTTTCGTCATTCTCTCTTCTAAAATATTCATCCATTTCTTCCTGTGCAGTAAGAGAATTAAGAAGAGGTTTACTACTACACACATCTCCTTTACAGCCGTCTTCTTCACTCTTACTTTCTTCTTCTTCAGCTTCTTCTACATTTAAGTATTCATTTACTTTTTCTTCAACTTCTTCTTCAGCTTTTTCTTGTCTCCGTATAATATATCGTTGTTCTTTTTCTTGTCTCCGTATAATATCTCGTTGTTCTTGTCTCCGTATAATATCTCGTTGTTCTTGTCTCAGCCTCAGCATCTCTTCATTTTCTTTCTCTTCTTCAAATCTATTTTTTTCTTCTTTTCTATTTTTTTTCTCCTTTCTCTTTTTCTGTTTACTTATCTCTAGTTCTTGTTTATCTGTTTCCAGCTGCCTTTGTTTACTTGATAATGATTGCAACAGTCTCACTTTTTTTTCTTGCAACAGTCTCGCTTCTTCTTGTCTCGCTTCTTCTTGTCTCGCTTCTTCTTGTCTCGCTTCTTCTTGTCTCGCTTCTTCTTGTCTCGCTTCTTCTTGTCTCGCTTCTTCTTGTCTCTTTTTCTGTTTCTCTGTTTCCAGATGCCTTTGTTTACTTGATAATAATAACCTTCTCATGATATCTTCTTTTTCTTGCAACAGTCTCTCTCGTTCTTCTTGTCTCGCTTCTTCTGCTTCTTCTTGTCTCATCTCTTCTGCTTCTTCTATCCTGTACCTTTCTTCTAGCCTCTCTTTTTCTTGTCTCCTCTCTTCATCCTTCTTCTTCTTCTTTTCTTCTTCTTGTCTATCTTCTTCTTCATTTATTCTCCTCAGATCTTCTCTAATTACTTGATCAGCTTCAGCTTTTATAAAAGATATGAGAGTTTGCTCATCGATTTGTTTAAGTTGTTCTTGTTCTGATTTATTAAGTTGAGTCTTGAGGTGGGTTAGAACATTTTTATGAGTGAGATCATCATCAATCAATACATTTTCTTTTATAAATTTTTTCATGATTCGTTTGGACTTGGTAAGTATATCTTCTTCTTCTTCTTCAGCTTCACTTTCTTCAAACGCATTTACTAATGATAAACGACTTCTTCTCTTTCTTTCTTCTTCACTCTCACTCTCACTTTCACTCACTTCTTCTTGTTCACTATCACTCTCTTCGTCACTATCACTCTCTTCGTCACTATCACTCTCTTCGTCACTATCACTCTCTTCTTGTCTCTTCTCTTCCTTCTTCTCTTTCTTCTTCTCTTTCTTCTTCTCTTTCTCTTCTTCTCTTTCTCTTTTTTCTTCTTCACTCTCACTGTCATTCTCTTCTTCTTCTTTTTGTCTCCGTAACTCTCTTTCTCTTATAGTTTTCTTAAGTGTTTCAATCGCAGTCATGCGTCCAACAACTTTCTTTCCTTCTGGAGTTTGATATTCAGATAAGAATGAAGGAAGTATTGACTCATCTTTAATACAGAGATTGTTACGAATATCGCATATAAGATCATCGTCACAAAACTCGTTATTGTCTGGGTTGCATCTAGGACTTGAAGCATATGTAATAAGATCAGGTTTGTTCTTCTTCTTATATGCTTCTAGAATACCTTTAGTCTTAAGAAAAGACTTAAGTTGATCAACGGTCATCTTCTTCAAATCTTGTACGGAGTAAGTCTTCTCCTTCTTATCTACCCCTTCGGGGCGGTTCTGCCCCGTTCGGCGTTCCGCATCAACGGGTTCTTTCTTCTCTACACTGGAGTGCTTCGCAGCTCGCAGTTCCCCTAGAACTTTCTTCAAATCTGCGAGCGTCTTTGTTTTTCCTGCAAAGTAATGATTTCCAATTTTTTCTACACTAACTGATGGAGTGAACAGATCTTGAGTTCTATCAAGACAAATATTGTTTCGAATATCACAAACCATATCATCCCCCTTACAAAAGACCTTATTGTCAGGATCACATTTAGGACTTGTAGCATATTTGATCAAGTCATGTTTATTCATTCTCTTATATCCCGCGGTAATGTTCCGTTGTTTCAAGAGATCTTTCAAATCCTTAACTGTAAGTTTTTTGAGATCTTCTTCACTCTCTTCTTCGTCTTCAGCTTGTTTTTCTTCAGCTTCACTTTCTTCTTGTCTCATTTCTCTTCTTTCTTCTTCTTTTTCTCTTCTTTCTTCTTCATTCTCACTCACTTCTTCTTCTTCACTATCACTCTCTTCTTCTTCTTCTTGTTTCCTCTCTTCTTCTTCTTCACTATCACTCTCTTCTTCTTCTTCACTATCACTACTATCACTCTCTTCTTCTTCTTCACTATCACTCTCTTCTTCTTCTTCTTGTTTCCTCTCTTCTTCTTCTTCACTATCACTCTCTTCTTCTTGTCTCTTCTCTTCCTTCTTCTCTTCCTCTAGAAACTTCTTCTTTTCCTTCTTCTTTTCCTTCTTCTTTTCCTTCTTCACTTCCTCTAGAACTTTCTTCAAATCTTCGAGCTTCTTCTTTGAACTTCCTGCAAAGTAATGATTTCCAATTTTTACTACACTAACTGATGGAGTGAATAGCTCTTGAGTTCTATCAATGCAAATATTGTTTCGAATATCACAAACCATATCATCCCCCTTACAAAAGACCTTATTGTCTGGGTTGCATTTAGGACTTGTAGCATATTTGATCAAGTCAGGTTTATTCATTCTCTTATATCCCGCGGTAATGTTCCGTTGTTTCAAGAGATCTTTCAAATCCTTAACTGTAAGTTTTTTGAGATCTTCTTCACTCTCTTCTTCGTCTTCAGCTTGTTCGTTATACTTCTCATCATCAACTTCGACAGGAACAGCTTGTTCTTCTTCAATTTCAGCTTTAGCTTGTTCATAAATAAAAGATTTGAGAGTTTTCTTCTCGATTTGTTTAAGTTGTTCTTGTTCTGATTTATTAAGTTGAGTCTTGAGGTGGGTTAGAACACTTTTAACAGTGATGAGATCATCAGAATTTATCTTTTCTTTTATAAATTTTTTCATGATTCGTTTGGACTTGGTAAGTATATCTTCTTCTTTGTTCTTCTTTTTGTCTTTTATAAAGGACGTGAATGCCTTTATTGTTGGTTCATCTCCTGCAAGTCTATATTTTTTCTTGTACTTTTTCAGAAGCGTTTCAACTTTGAACACCTCCTGACGGTCATCATAGTCAATGCACACCTTATTTGATATATCACATATTTCATCTTCTGAACAGAACTCATCTTTATAAGGGTCGCACCTGGCCTTCGAAGCATACTTGATGAGGTAAGGCTTAGTTGTTTTATTAAAAGATGAAGGTGAAATACCCTTTTCTTTTAAAAGTTCTCTTAGTTTTGCTACCGTCAGTTTCTGCATTTTATATATAACATCTTTTTTTTATTTACTTGTTTTTTACACCGTTAGTTAGAGGGCTTATAGTCACATTGAAATTTTTATTTAATTAATTTCAATGGAAAATCCAGACCTATAGTCCTCTGATATTTTTGTTTTCTTTCCTCTGGAGTTTGATATATATCGAGTTCCATCTTTCTCTCTATCATCACAGACATGAATGTGACCGTATATCCAGGTTGTACCTGGCGTTGGTGTTAGCGTCAAGTTGTTAAAGTACAGGTCGTGTCGCGGATGTGTAAACTCTGGGAAATCAGAAAAGGATAGAGGACAGTAATGTGTTATAATGACATGTTTAAGTCCAAGGGACTTTACCAACTCTATTGAGGCTTTAATATAGGTGATATCATTCTTGTTATTCTCTGAAAACGTTTCTTTGTCAACCTCGTGTATTCTTACATATTGTGGAAGAGTGTCGACTGGATTACTCCACAGAACACACCCTGTGAATACAACCTTGTCGATTTGGATTGTTTTCCGGTTTAGTATATGAACATTTGGGAACCTTTTCTCAATCAGTTTTAGTCGTTCGTTTAGAGTGTATAAGGATTTTGGCATGTTGAATCGTTTTATGTAAAATTCAGTGTTACCTGGCACGTAGATGACATGATGATACTTGTGTACAATCGACTCAAAAAAATCCATGAGTTGTTTAATATTGTAAGCACACCCGATATCACCGGCTAAAATTAAAATTTCAGAATCTGTACCAATGTCAATTAGATTCTTTGTCGATGTAAGATATTCGATATGTAAGTCAGCTGTAATTTGGATCTTCATTATCGTTTTCCTTTAGTCTTTACTTACATAGACTTTCTATTTATTAAAGTAAATCATTTTTAAGGTTCTGGAAGATCATCAAAATTAATATCAGGTCCTTTCATCTTAGGTTTAGGTCTAGAAGGTTGTGTCACAGGATTGATCATGTTGAGAAGGTTTGCACCAGTCTTCTTCATGATCATCTTTGTAATAAGGAACACAGCTGCATTGACAATAATCATACTGAGCAACCTAACCTCAACAGGCCATTTAGGAGATGAAGCAGGAACATATGATTTCTCTCCAAGCTCAACCAAGAGTCGTTCATACGAGTTCATACTTGCTATTTGTTGTTGAGCAAAACCTTGCATATCAAAGTTTAACCAGTTACCAAGTGCAAATTCAACTAACATAAAGCCACCACTAAGATATGTCTTGTAGCTGTCAACAGACGTGTCTAGAGTTACCTTTCTTAATGTTGATTCATATACACGGAGTAGAGTGTTGTAATCAGTATGAATACTAAAGTCAGGAACTTCAACCTGTTTGTAACTCCTTTTCAAAAGGTCAAATTTGAACAACATTTCTCGCTTAAGATCCTCTTCCTCTTGTTCAGACATCTGAAGTCTATGTATATCTGTAATTGTCTTTGAGGTCTTAATCACACCATCTTGTTCTAATTTAGATAAAGGGGGAGGATCCTTTGAAGTATAAGTTGGTGTGGGAACAGACACTTTTGGATCCTTATTATCAATCAACTCATTGATTCGGTTTCGAAGATTTCGACTTCTCTCACTTGATTTAGGAGCTTTAGACTCTACTTTAGACTCTACTTTAGACTCTACTTTAGACTCTACTTTAGACTCTACTTCGGACTCTACTTCAGACTCAAAGTCGGAATCTGAGTTTGATAAATCATCGGACGAGAAGGCCTGTTCGGAATCTGAATCTTGTTCATTAGGTTCAACATCATCTTCAACATCAAAGTCAGATTCGGTTCCATTATCGTCAACTTCTTCAACAGGAAGTATAGGCTTTTGGTCAGGATCTGGAACATACTCCTTATTAACCAAATCCTGCTTAATCCTATCTTTATTCTCGAGAAGTTCAAGATACATGCGACTCATGGACGGAAAACTTTTATTCGGACGTGGAGACCTCTCAATCGGAACCTTAACGACCTCTATCTGATTCTGCTTTTTAGACATTTTACTTGTCAATAGCTGATTTTTAGATCTTTAATGAGGCTTTCATATACTTACATGAATCAGAAAATATTTCCATTTGCTTTCCCCTTGACAAATCAAAGTTCCACCACTGTATCATAACGGGTATTTCAAATAATGTTACATGTTCAGGCATTGTAAGGACCCTTGTTGTACACAAACGAAGAAGATTCAAAAAATATTCTGTAAGAGTATCAGGTGGTTTAACTTCAGACTGAATGGTTCGCAAACCAATTGCTCGACTACTCGAAGGGATAGATGTTATAGGAAAATTATCAATAAAACCACCATCAACAAACTCAGAACCATTGTAATACATTCGCTCAAAAAGAAACGGGAGAGCAGCTGAAAATTTAATTGCATCTGTACATAACATCTCAGGATAAGTTTCAGCTGAAATGTACTCTACTTTATTTGAACTCAGATTTGCGACTGTTGCTATCAACGTCTTACCATGATTTATCTTAAGCTCTTTCATAGTTGGAATATATCCAATCTTATCAATGATATAAGCATCAATCACATGACCTAGCGTATTATGATAAGAAAAGGCTCCATCGAAATATAGGAATCTCTGTACATCAACATTTAGCTTAGAAATTATATCAGAAGTACAAAGCTTTGCTTGTATTTCAACAGGCTTGTAACCGACACAAAGAAGACAACATATTATAGATCCAATTGATGATCCTGCATATGTATGAACATCATTAAGCAAGCCACAGTCAAACACAGCTTGCAAGGCACCTAGTAATGCTATACCTTTTACACTCCCTCCAGATAAAATAATTGTGTCAAAAGGATTCATTTGCATGTTGTACAGGTATGTTTATATCTCAAATTCAAATCAAAATTGAGATATAAATTTAATTTAGGTACGTCTCTTCTTGTCTCTTCTTGTCTCTTCTTGTCTCTCGTTCGAAGTTCTTTACTTCTCAAGGACTCTTCTAAGAAGAAGCATGCAGGCAACTGACAGAATAATAATAATAACAAGATAAACGCTCTTGTCACATGAATACAACTTACTACAAATAGGACAATCTTGAATATGACCTGCAACATCAAGACAAGACATCATAGGAGGATCAGACACACCTCGAGCTTGATATACAGAAGATAAAGAAGATGATGGTACTCGTTGTTGTGGTTGTTGTTGTTGTTGTTGTTGTTGCTGCTGTTGTTGTTGTTGCTGCTGTTGTTGTTTATACACTGGAGAATCTTGTCGACCATATATAAGACGTTCTGTCTTATAGTCTTGTTGTTCTGGTTCGTATTCCAACTCAGGTAGATTCTCGATTAGGGTCACGTTATTCATTTATTCTTACATGATATTTCTCTATTATTTACAACTTTTTCATACAGACTCATCAAGAAAGGATTTGTTTCATCAAGAGAAGCCAAAAGCAACTCGTTAAACTTCTCAACACCACTCTCCTCAATTGTTTCAATCAAAGGATCATCCTCATTCCTAAGTTTAAAATGAACCTTAACGCCAGTCTCAACAAGACTCTTATACTCGATAGTCTTCTTGAAGGTCTTGATCTCCTGAGATGTTGCAGAAATATTGACACGAACCTTTTCATTTTGTCTAGGCGTGTACTCCTTGACATCTGAAATAGATAAATTGATTATACGTTTCTTAGGTAGATGAAGATCAATATCCTCAAGACATCCGTCAGCGGTGATCATCACAATAACATTCTTATCAGAATCTCCGAAGGAATGCTGCATTGCAGACCCTGGATAATACACACGATCTCCAACCTTCTGATTATCATGTATATGACCGCTAATAATCAAAGGAAGGGTGTCATTCCAGTCATCACCATGCTCAGATACAATTGCACCCATCTTACACCCTTTGATCTCCTGATGGGCAAAAATGACACAAGAATCTCTCCAATCTGGAACTCTATCAAGTGCTTCTTCGAATCTACCTGGAGGAACATAGGGACAGAACACAAATAATTTCTCGTCAACCCTTAAGGAAGTTGTAGTATCAACAATGAACACATTAACCCACTCTTTCATTGCATTCATCCAGTGCTGTGCAGTTAGAAACTGTTGATTATTCACCAAGTCATGATTACCAACAAGAACGTACGTTGGAATGTTACGTGAACATCTCTTAACCAAGTCAAAAGCAGAGTTTAATGAAGGGGTATACAGCTTCTCATGATAATGTAAAATATCACCTCCAATTACAATATAATCGGGCTTGCGTTCAACAATCACAGAGTCAAGTCGATCTTTCAACAGCTCAACCTCAGAAAGGTTGTCTTGTTTAATGTGAGGATCTCCAATGAAAAGGAAACTCATTGTTGATTGAATAAGGGCTAGGATAAGGGTTAGATAAGTCTTGATTGTTACTAAATATTTACATTCTTAATGTCAGTTTTAAGATGAACACGGCTCTCTAAAATGATCGTATTTATGTCCAACTCGTGTGTTCAATATTTCATAGAGTATGCTTCAACATTCACGTTGCCAAGTGATAACATTCTGTTTACAGATGAATATGTTGAAACAGACAAAGAACAATATCATCTCTTCTTCAACGTATATAACCCATGGCTAATCAACCAATATCATAAGAAAGGTGTCAAACGTATAGGTATTATAAACACAGAACAACTCACTCGACCAGACTACTTTCATAGATACCATTACCAACTTTCTCAACTCGAGTGTAACCCAGACCTATTTGATTACTCCAAGTTCAACTGTGAAAAAATGGCGCCTTTACATGTTGAACTAGTCCCTTACGGTCTTGACAAAGACCTCATAAAATTAGATGCTATAATGATAGGAACGAAGAGTGACAGAAGACAAGCTATTGTAACTAAACTCAGAGAACGAGGTCTTCAAGTGGATTTCCTAGACAACTTGTGGGGAAAGGATAGAGACAATTATATATTCAAGACAAGAGTTCTAATCAATGTTCATTATAACGATGTGTATAAGCTTCACGAAAGTATACGATGTGATAGATGGGTTGAAGCAGGTAAAGTTGTTGTATCAGAAGAGAGTATTGATGATCACCACAATGAACTCAAAGAGCGCATACATGTATGCCCTTATGATTCAATTGTAAAAACGGTTGACACTATAGTCACGGAACAAAAAAAACCCTTTTTGGAAAGGATGAAGAGAGTGCAATATCTACGAGAAAAATACAACTGGTAATATATAGAAACAAGATCGAAACAAGATCGAAACAAGGTTATATATCAATGGATTCTTGATATATAATTTAATTTAATTTAATTCATAAGATCAACTCGCTCCTTCTCGATCTCGCGAATACGAGACACAAAACGACGCTCAGAAAACCTGACATTGCGATCGATCTTGTTACCGGAACAAGTAATAAAACCTCGCAACTGCTCCTTGATGCGATGAAGGATGTTCTTCGTATTTGGTGTGTACTCGAAACTAAGAACCTCAACCATACCCTCTGTTTTCATCCTTCTATTTCGGGATGTCTTGACGTACTTGATCTGACCACAGATAGCGTAGTACTCGTAATCATCCTCGTCAGTAGGATCATAATCTGTTCGTTTCAGTAGAGTGAACATCTCGTGGTAGTCTTTGTTTTGTTCTTTTGGTACAACAATTTCCTTTGCGATACCTAGTTTATCTTCAACGTGACCCAGTCTTTCTGTGTTCAATTCTAGGGATTCTTGTACATCTTCCAGTTTATCTTTTGTTTCCACAAGTTCATGCTTGACTTCACTCAGTATATCTTCTTGAAACCCATATCTCTTACACATAGCTTGGTATCTTTCTTCGGCCTTGAGTTCAGAAATGCGTCTCTCTTCTGCAGCAATATCAAGACGCTCCAGAAGAAGATCAGCCTTCTTAATCAAATCAATATTCTTTACTTCCAATACATTCTTCTCGGCTTCTAATCTAGCACACCGATCCTTCTCCTCACGAACAAGGTACTCGTTCACAATACGAGACACCTTGATTGCAAAACTAGGGGACACCCAAGATGCAATATGAGGAACCAACTCAGGATGAGCATATGTTCCTCGAATAAGAGGTTGATTACCACCAGTAATTGTAATCAAAATGTCATCCGGCCACATATGGACTGTAGAAGAAAACTCTTTAATAAGATTATCTGCCATATCAAGTCTTTTCCATTTTCTAAACTCCTTACCCCCATCCGTACATAACTTGGTAACGTTAATGTAACCATTCTCTCGCATCATCATCACCTTGAACTCCCCGTAATTACCCCAAGCATACTTGTCGTTGATATTCTCGAAGATCAAGTCGCGAAGCAT